CCAAGCCCACCATCCTATCTGCTCAGCAGACGTTCTAGTCTTCCCCGCACCTCGACCACCTAATAGTAACCATATCGCCCAATCACCGTGTGGAAGTATTTGGTGATCATGCGCTTGCGTTAACCACTTCATGCGCCACGCTATCGCTATCTGTTTGGCAATGGGTAATGATTTAAACTGCGCTTCTACTTCTTTGTCTTTAAGTAGATCAACTACGTCTGTCATTGTCGACCCGTTGCACGGCGCCCGTTGATTTATTCAGTTCGTATTCAGCTAACACTTCAGGATTCTTTAACATCTCGCTAACCAACTCTTCGTGCGTTATTGGTATCTCTTTATCTTTGTTATTGTTTGTCATCGAAGTGATCTGCAACGATGAAGTAAATAAAGCCTGCGATGATTAATCCACCTAGCAAGTAAAAGCCGTTTATAAGTTCGGTCATTTGGTCTGTCTCTTTAGTTCGAGGTTCTTAATCATTTCGTCAAAGATGTTGACATTGATGTTGATCGCGTCTGATTCGTTGTCACCAACGTGTGCGATTCTGTCTGAATACTTTTTAGGTTTGAGCTTCGCGGCCACCCACTTCCTTGCGTCCACTCTGTTCTTTTGCCATTGAACGTAAGCGCTGTCATAACGAGTAGCGTTACCCTTCTCATCAACAACTTGTTGCGGAAGTTCGTCAGCAATTGCGTGAATCTCGTCGGCCAATGTGTCGGCTTGGTCTTCCCTCGCGCGCGCATATATATCCGCAAATTCTTTGTGGCGTAGCAACCACTCGTACACCGCAGTCTTCTTCGGCATCTTTGCATCGCTACAAATCTTTACCAAACTCTCCCCGTCAGCAATCCTATCGCATATCTCCAAAGCAATCTCAAGACTATAGAGCGTAGGTCTTCCACCCTTGTTACCTACAGTCGAGTCCTTGTTAGATTGTTTACTTGACGCACGAGTCTCTTCATCCTTACCTTCGTAAGATGATACGACTCTCTTCTTTGTGATAGCTGTCTCTGACATAATGCAATAGAATGTAAACGGACAGTAGGGATAAGTCAAACAATAAGTAGGATCAAATTGTTTTTAGTTTGTATTTTCTTTTCGGGGAAATTTTATACGGGCGTATTACGGAAACTATACGGACGTATTACGATGATTGATACGGACGTAATACCAACCAATAACAATAAACAAATAACAACAAACAATATTAGAAGGGCGCTAGTTCGTACTCATCTAAATTCATTTTTGCTTTTGTTTGGCGCTTTACTGAATACTTAACATAAGTCGCTTCGGGTTTATCTTTTAACCAATGCTCTAACTCTTCGCGTGAATGAAAGCCACGCATTTTTTCGCCATCGATCAAACCAACATATCTATGCTGACTCATGCAAGTATTGTAACACGCTCATAGCCTATGTCAAAGCCCATTTCACCTTGGCATAAAGCACGGAAAGTATGTTGCACTTGACTTCTATCGTTACCTTGATTATCAACCTTACCATTCCAAACACGCGTTAAAGTTTTAGCAACAAAGAATTGACCGTCGAGATCAGTCACCTTACCAACAATAAAACAATCAGGGCATCCTTCTCTCGGCGCAAAGTCATAAGCTCGAACGATGTCACCAATCTTAATATTCTCTTTTGTACCAATCATAATGTCGGACCCTCAATCTTTTGAAATTTTTTTAGTGGTAAATAAATCATAGGTTCTACATCTTGCGCATCACCTCGATCATAACGACCGCCAAAGCCATAAGCCATATCATGAATGCCATTGTGTGAAAACACGCCGTAGTAATTTCCCTCAGTAAATGTGATTACCATAATGAATGGGATCTCAACCTCTTTACATAACTGTTTTGCTTTCATCCACTTATCAAGTGAAATCATGTAGCGTGGGTATTTATGGATGGATAAGTTCTCACGGTGCTTAAACTCTACAAAAGCCATTGGACCTTTGCCACGCATTGCCATCCAATCAAGATGATATTTAATTGGTAACTTGTTGAGTTCGCAATTCCACTTAGTTTCTAACAAAGCTTTCATTTTGTTTTCGCGCACCACGTCGCTTTGTGATTCATACATTGGACGAGTCATGCTAACTCCACCATAAGTTCGGCGTTAGGATAATCCTTGCCATGCACCTCAATGAATAACTCCGCGTGATTCTTATATTCAAAGTTGCTCTCGACGATTTCGTCGGTCACCGCATCAACGACCATAAAGCTCATATCGATCTCCTTAGTAAACGCCGACACCACGTCGGTCAAGTATGTTTTTGATTGCTTCGAGTTCTCTGAAATTAACAACAACATAGCCACTTGGTGCCATGTGCATATTGAATTGATCAACGGCATGGAAGTCTGCGCGTTCGATAGATGGGTGTTGACCTAAGTCCCATACTTCATTGTGAGTGATTGCGTAATATAGCATTTTAGATCCTTTCGCTTTTAAATAAACCGAACCAATGTGTTCGTAGGTGTAATTATATATTAAACAATATAGCTGTCAACACTTTTTTTACATTAAAAATAAGCCATTTTGAGCCATTTTTACCTTCAAGGGCGGGTAACCTTATACCCAACCCCTAAAAGTGTCCCAAAACGCTTAAAAAGACCCTTTATGCCACTTTTCCTGCGTTAAGGATCGTATTAGCACAAGTGAATATCTTTTGCGCTGACTTATCGTCGATCTGATTATCCTTCAACCAATGTTGAATGTAACCGCGTGACTCTTTTAAACCATCCAAGCCAAGGATCGAGCATAGGATATAAGCTACTGACTCAGCTTCTACCTCACGAATATCGCGTGGAGTCACTTCAGAGTCTGACATAGTGTGCTCAGTAGTATGACCTAGCACGATGTGAGCAAGCTCATGGAAGGTTGTTTTGTGTGGGTATACAGCTACAGGATTGATCGCGAAGCTGTGAAAGCTTGCATAACCTTGCACGTTACCGTCGGCTGACTCGTAAGCATTCTCTTTGATAAGTAATGTCTCGAGGGCTTTTTGCTTATCCCACTCAGGTGTGACTTGTGTTTCAACATAATCTTCACCCTCTGTTTGGTGTACTGTGAACCATAGATCGCGTGGCATAAAGAATCTTGAAAACTTACCCTCGATCTTTTTGCCTGCCTTATCCTTCTTTGGCACTGTTACAGGCAAAAGCATAGCGTAAGCTTTAGAACCTTTTTTAACCTTGCGACCAAGCTCATTCCATTTTTTAAGAGTTGCTACGGGGCCAAGCTGTTCGTCACGTTGACTGACTTGATCCCATAACCATAACTGATTGCCGATGCTGTATTGATGGAATCGGCTGTAGCAAGTTGATAAGATGCCTTCTTTGTTTACAGCTTCTTTAAGTAATTCTGCGAATGGTACTGTTTTCATGTTGATCCCCTTATCTTGAAGTTAATTTAACAGTTACGATTTCTTGTGCTTTAGTATTGCGAGCAATAACTTCGGCAGGTACAGAGCATTCTGCGAATACTTGTTTAAAATCGACAGTTGAGCGGTTAGATACAATGACGTTGGCTTTGAACATTGAGCCTTCGTATATGCCTTGACCATCTTCTTTGAGGGATTGTTTGATTGCTGTAGCTTTAGCTTCTAATTCTGCAATTTGAGCTAAGAGTAAGCCTAGGGTGTCTACTTTTGTTACTTGTAAGTCTATTGTTTTCATATAAATTCGCTTTCGTTTTAGTTGTTTAAGTTATCTATCAATTGATAGTAATGTAATATTAAATTAAATATTAACCCTTGTCAAGGCCTTTACCGAATGCACTCAAAATTATTTTTAATCTATTAAAAAACTTATAAATATCAGTAACTTAGATTTAATCGTTTAACTTTTCCTGCCCGTAATACCCTCCCCTATTTATTACTTATCTCTTTCATCTAATAAAAAAAGGGAGCCGAAGCTCCCCTTAAATACAATCACATAGGCTGTCGATAAGCCTGCGGATGTAACTTACTTGTTCATAACGTACATAGTTACTTCGAAGCCGAATCTCATTTCTGTAGCAGATGGAGTTGTCCACATGGTATATATCCTTAGTTATCCAAGCAATTTGCCTGTAAACACAAGCTTATCCACTTAAACAGGCAAAGCCATCAAGAAAATCATTAACCTATGCTAGTTTTTCTAGCAATCTCTTTAGCTATCTTGTGGCGCTTTTTACCCTTTTCAGTCTTCTCAAGTAGCTCATATAATGCCTTTAAATCGAACGCCTTGAGCCTAGGACGACCGTTCTTTGTTTGCATAGGGTTAGCGTGTCGTTTGCTTTTATGTACTGCTTGTGTTGCCATTATCTTTTCTCCGTTTGTGACTTACATTATAAACCATGCTTACCCTACACATTTTATTTCCTCTGATAAGATTGTAAACATTACATTTAATCATAGGCTTCTTTTGTGCTATCAAGTATTTTTCGCCCACTACTTGCACGCCTGACTGCACTGCAACGCTTGTCGCTATCTCAGCGCAACCACTAATTAAAATGATGCAAGCTGATAGAAGCAAATATTTCATTTAATATCGCGCGTAAGCTTGTTTATTTTTCATTTTCTCATGCATATCCTTTACAGCTTTTTCATTGAATGCTTCAGGATGCGTCATCATAATCGAATGAATAGCTCTATCAAGTGTCTCCCAATACGCACGTCTTTGATGAGGTACTAACCTCTGAAATGCATGCACGCTTATGTTGCTTGATGATTCTTTTAATAATTGTCTTTCTCTATCTGTAAGTAAAATCATTTTATCTCCATGTAAAATTTATGACAAGCTTTCCAAATATCCCATGCGTCCTGCATAGCCCAACTCCAATACTCCCCATCTTTTTTTATTCTAAAATCATGGTGCTCAGGTTTCCAATTATTTATGATGTGGTCAGTAAATTCTTTTCGTATATTTTCAGTATTCAATTACCCACCCCGCAAACTCACCCATCCTAAAAAATTCTTTTGCATCATCAAGAAAATAACTGTCCATAGGAATCTGTACACCCGCAAGCGACATCTCTTTATTTATAATGTCTTCAGCTTCCGCGCCTTGCTGTATCTTCCAATGCCATGTTAATCGTTTCATGACTGTACTGAAGTATCCGCTGTGATCACATATTTTATCAACAATGATTACACATCCACCCACCTTAACTTTATCTTGAATTGCATCGAGTAATTTTTGTCTCTTGTCTACAGGTATAAACATCATCGTTAAAAATAAAATGTACACCTGCGCTTCAGGTATATCTATCTCTGTGATGTCACCATGTATTACGCCTACATCTTCCATGTCATCCATCTTACAAATCATTTGTAAACTTTTTTCTATCGCTAACACTTTTCCTTTTCGCTCATCCGCTAGTGGTAAAAGTTTTCTTGATAAGTTTCCTGTCGATGCGCCGATGTCAACAACTCGATTACCTTCAGTCAAATAGTTTCGCGTGATGTAAACAACCGCGTCTGTAATCATGTCATACCACGGGAGCTGTTCGCGTACATGCTCATCAAATTTATTTGCAACTTCTTTCGATTCAAAACTCCATGACTTCATAATGGTAACCTCTTTGCTATTTCGTGAATGACATTAATTGTTACAGCTCTGCCACAGCGCTCATAACGCTGATTATCAGATACGAGCGATCCGTCGCTATACCACTTCGTCCAATTGTCGGGAAGCGATTGTAAGCGCTCACACTCGAGCGGTGTAAGCTTTCGTAGTGACGAGCCTACTAACACGCCATGCCTGTCTTGTGCTGTGATTGTAAACGAGGGTTCGTTATGTTCTTTGATGCGTCTACCATTTTGTCTTTTCTCTTTACGGTCGGGAGTGAGTACAGCTTTCACTTCAACGTAAGGTACATTGTTCCCACCTGTACCCATGTTAGCTGTGAGCGTTGGTGTGTAGTCACCTTTTATATCTCGGAAGTGGGTACGTCTCCATTGTGTGGTGCGAATAGATCCATCTGATTCGTCGATGACTGCTCGAGTTCCGCCACCTTTATAGTAGTGTGCGTCGAGCGTTGGTAAATAGTTTGTTGAAACCCGTTCCCCTTCTCCTTGTGTTTCTTCGCACGAGACATCATTCTCTGCAAAGCACTCTCCGATAGGAAATACTTTTGGTCGGGTTCTGTCTCTAAGATTTGCGACAATAAAAACTCGTTCCCTATTCTGCGGGACTCCGAAATTTTTGCTGTTAACACATTCCCATTGAACGTCATACCCAAGTTCATCCAACGTAGCGAGGATGACTCCAAAAGTTCTTCCATTTTCGTGATTAAGCAATCCTTTGACGTTCTCAAGGAAAAGATACGGTATTCTTTTTGCTTCAGCAATTCGGCAGATTTCAAAGAAGAGAGTTCCTCTTGTATCCTCTGTAGAGAAACCTGTACGTCGACCTGCGACGGAGAAAGTTGCGCATGGGAATCCTCCAACAAGGAGCTCTGCATCGGGGATTTCGTTGGGTTGAATATCTCTAATGTCTCGTCCATCGGGAGTGTCCTTAAAATTGTATTCATAGATACGTCGAGCTTTATCGACAATTTCGTTTGACCAAACGCATTGGTGACCTGCGCGTTCCAACCCTAAGCGAAAGCCACCAATACCTGCAAACAGTTCAATAAATCTCATCGTCATTCATTTTCTTTTGTGCCTCACGCTGTTGTTCTCTCTCTTCTGCGCGGTCGTTGTCTTCTTTTAAATCGTCTGCCATTCGCTTGCAAATTTCTGCAATCATTTCTAATCGAGTCATTGCTACGCTCCCTTCACAATTGATTTAAGATCGTCCATAGCTGAATCTTCTACCCAACCATTGACGGGTTTCATGAATTGCTTCGCTACCTTCTTGACATCGTAACCAAGGAACTCTTCCCATTCTTGGTCAACATCGCTGTTAAGCATCTTGACGCGTTTATGTGGAAGCCATCCCATGATAAGCGTTGTCCATTTATCTTTACGGCTTACTTCAATCGCTACATTACGATGATGATTCACTAATACTCTTGCCATGATTCGCTTTCCTTTCGCTTTTATAGATCGACATTGATCTAAATACAAGTATAACACGAAGTTAAACGTATGTCAACCCCCTATTTTACTTTTTTTTAGTTGTTCCAAAAGTATTTTGGTGGTTTCGAGTAAATCGGATTCGTCAAACCCGTAGTGCTTAGCAAACCCTTTGGTTCCCATACCATGCACTCCACTCTGTCCTCTATGGTGCTCGGGACATAAAGGAACTGCATCGTAGTGGGATGCCTTGAGCCCGATGCCACGCGCTTTGGTTCTTGGGTGATGTATTTCCGCAGGAGATTCTCCGTAGCCAAGCTTTGCACATACAACGCAACCAAGCTGACTAAGAAGATCCAAGTGTTTCTTTTCATC